GGATAAGCGGCAGCGGGTGGGGTAAACAGGTAAACGTATATAGGAAATATTTAAAGGCATAAATTGGAATTTTTGGAATCGTGACTTTTATTTATCGCTATAAAAAATGTAGAATTATGCTCTCATAGCGATAAATAGGTCAAACGAACGGCGATAAATCTCCTGTATTTATTGGGTGTAGTGCCCGATGTGTACAGGAGGTTTTTGTTTTATGTTGGCAAGAGATATTGAGATGTTCATTGAGCACTGTGGATTGAAGGGACTGAGTACGAAAACCATCAACAGCTACGAGCAGACACTTCGACTCTTCATGCAGTACATGGATGAGCAGGGGATTCTACAGACCGAAAAAATCACTCATCTTGCAATACAGTGCTACATAAAGAACATCAAGGAGCGCGGAAAGTATACGGTCACTACGAATCCGAACAGTGGTAACTATCAGGACCATCGGGTTGATTTCGGAAAGAGAGTGTCGGACGTGACCATCAACAACTATCTGCGGAATCTGCGAGTTTTCTTCAATTGGTGTGTGGAGGAAGAACTGATTTTGCGCTCGCCAGTGAAGAAGGGCGACTTCGTTAAAGTGGAACGCAGACCTTTGGAGTTCGTTTCGGACGAAGATTTCAAGCGACTGCTGAAGAGCATGAATAGTGCGAGCTTTAGCGAATACCGCGATTCCATCATCATTCAACTTCTGCTTGATACAGGCATGAGGGTAAATGAGTGCTTGTTGATTGAAGTGACAGATTTAGACATGGTGAAACGGTGCATTAGCCTACCAGCAGACAACACAAAGGGCAAGAAAGCGCGCTATGTGTTTTTCTCGGATAAGATGGCAACACAGCTTCAACGGTGGATAAAGTATAAAGACCGTTACCGTGATAGCGATTTCCTGTTTTGCACGAATAAAGGCAAGAGAATACAGGTGAGCAACTTCGAGGCTAATGTTCGCAAGTATGCCAAGCGGATCGGATTAAGTGATATACACCCTCACGTATTTCGCAACAATTTTGCGAAACGTTTCCTTATGAGTGGTGGGGATATTTACACACTTAGTAGGTTATTAGGACATAGTAGTGTGACTGTGACAGAACAGGCATATCTGGACCTCACTCAAAATGACCTTGCTGAAATGTACCGAAAGCATAGTCCTCTTAGCAAAATTATCTGATTTTTGCCCTTCAAATTCTATTCTAGGTTAAACGATTTACTTCGCCTTGGCATAATTCATCATCAAGAATATTAAAAGGGGCACGCACACGACCGTTTTGGACAGTATTATCCTTTCTGAACAAAATTAGAAAGGAAATCCCTGTTCATGAAAAAATTGCGGAATGAAAAACCAGAACTTTCCAAGAAAAGCCCATTCTACATAACCAAGTACCGCTACTACGAGCTGAAAAACTTTTGCTTGCAGTACCCGGAATGGAAAAAGGCTTTGGAGCAAGTCAATGGGTGGGAATCAAACAACCATGAGGTTTCTGGAATTGTAAGAGGAACTCTCCCGGAAAGCTCAACAGAGCGGCAGGCCATCATACGAGCCTACTATTCGACACACATTGATACTATCGACCGCTGTGTAGCAAAACTGGAACCCGCAATCGCTCCATATGTATTAAGAGGTGTAACGGAAGAAGTCTGCTATGATGCGCTGAGAGCCAACGGATGCCCCTGCTGTAGAAAAACGTACTATAAGTTCTACCATTATTTCTTCTGGCTCCTGAGCAAGGAACGGCAGTGACGCGAAAATTTCAGCGCCCTTTATGGAAGAATAAAACCATTTAACAATTTAGGAGGCTTATATTATGGACAATGAGACTAGAAGAAAACTGATTGCTGAAATCGATAAGGCTTTAGCACTAATTGACAAAATCGAGTCGAGAGCCAAGGATCAGAGCGACCCTATGGATAACAAGGAGGATTCTATCTAAGGTATTGAGCTGCGGAGAAATCTGCGGCTCTTTCTTTTTTGGCGCGAAAAGTTTTGCTTGTCTTATGGAGATGATTTAATCTCAAATGATACTTTTGGAGGTAAAAACGATGAAAAAACTAACGAAAATTGGACTGATCGGAATTATCCTGGCGGCATGGACGTTTTGGTGCTTCATCATCGGATGGTACAAAGCATGGGAAGAACTTTGGAAGGCGAAGTTTTACGATGCATCGGATGCCATGGAGGCATGGGTACGAAACGGATGGAAGGATTTACCGAAGTTCATCTTTGAAAGCACTGTAAGCTTTTACAGAGAAAAACATTTGAACTAATCATACCAGATTGGGAGCCGTGGAGAAATCTGCGGCTCTTTGTCTTTTTTCATCCGTTCGTGAAATTTTCATCTTCCTTTATGGAAGTAGAGGGCATATTGGAGGATGATACTATGAAAGCTAGATATGTCATTGGAAAGAAACTTTTAGGAACTGTACCTTTTATGAAAGCTGGCAGTGCTGCAATTTGCTTGGTGGCAACAACCATGGAAGCATATGTGGCATACATCAAGCTGCAAAAGGCAAGAGAATGTTTGAATTCTGACAAGACAAAGGGCAACAAGTAAATTAAAAACACGCCCTCTGCTTTTTGTTCGCGAAATTTTCATCTTCCTTTATGGAAGGAGATAGCTCAATTGGTAGAGCGCTGCTGGAATGCAGAGGTTGCGGGTTCGATTCCCGTTCTCTTTCTTTTTTATTCTAGGTTAGCTATCGCGAACTTTTCGGCTTCTCTTACGGAAGGATGTCTTCTGAAAATTGAAAGGAGAATTTATTATGAGCAAACGAGTAAAGACTGCCTATGATCGAGGCTATGTGAACGCAATGGACAAGATCCGCGTATTCATCGAGAGCAACCAGAAAGTCATGTACATTGATACAGGCGAGTACAAAAACGCTCAAAGTGCACGCGCGGCTTATGCCAATGCAATCGCGTTGATTCGGGCAAAAGGGATTGTGAGACCTGCTTGCAATCGTAACGACCTGTTCTTGATCAGAAACGACATTTAAGGCGTAAGGGAGCCGTGGAGAAATCTGCGGCTCCTTTTATTTTCATCACGCACACGACCGGTTTATCCATTATTCTATTACAAAGGAGATTTGAAAATGTACATCATCATTGGTCTGGGGCTTATCTGTGCGACCATTGGCTTCGTGGTTGGCTCTGCTGTCCGGTGGAAGATTGACTACGAGGCCGAAACGATTGGCTCACTTATCGTTGCTCAGGCAGATGAGAACGAGAACCCAAGTTTGTTTCTGAATTTGGGTGGGGAATCCGTGGACTTTGCCGATAGACAGTATGTTATTCTCAGAGTGAACAAGGTGAGTAAACTGAAGCCGCGAGAAAAACATTCTGTTTAATGGAGAAAACTCCAAATATTGACTTAAAAAGGAGATAATCAAAATGGAAGAACTGAATGCAGTCCAGAACGAAAAGTTGATGGACGAAACGATTAAGCACGAGCTTGAACGAATTAAGGATTTGGCACCGGGAAGCAATGAATACAAGACTGCCTATGAGTGTGCTGCAAAGTTCTACGAAATTCGCGTTAAGGAGAAAACAAACCTGGCCGACAAGAATGCACGAGAGGATGAGCTTCAGATGAAGACAAATGAACTTAGAATCGAGGCAGACAAGGCGGAGAAGGCTTGGAAGACCGAAGTGGCGAAGGTCGTAGCTACTATTGCATCGACCGCTTTGGGGGCATTTCTGATGATTCACCATGACCGGTTCTGGGCGATCTGTTCGGCAGGCGGTGTGCAGGTGTTCGACGACCGCTATCGGGACGGCAAGATGATCTACAAGAATTACGGAAAGAAGTCTGTATAAAGGAGGGACAGGAGAGGCTGCGGAGAAATCAGCGGCTTCTCTTTCTTTTATGAGATACCATAATCTACCACCTGAAAATTGGACGAGCTACTATGGCCAAACGTACCGGTGTAATCACCCGGTCTATCGCATCAGTACATTATATTTGGACCATGGAAAGGGTCTTTGTGTCATCCAACAGCGTTTCAACGAGAAAACGAAATCCACCACATGGAGTGCTATTGACCCATGGCTGAACGACAAAATCTATCTGCATGCTGGATTCAAGGAATATTTTGACCATCATGCAAAGAAAAAAGATGCGAATGGCTGCTATCCCACCGTCACAGTCCGACAAATCATGTGGGCTTTGCGCATGAAACCACTGAAAAAAGAACGCTGGGAGACAGTGTTTGATAGGAGTTTGATCTAAAAAAGGAGAAGAACATCATGGAGGACTTAATGCTTATCCGGTCAAGCTTTATGCGCCGAATCATTTCTTCGGCTATCAACAAGGCGATTGCCAAGCAGAAGTACGGTATCAAGGTCAATCTGGATGATATTCGGGCCGAATGGTCTGATAAGGAGCAGAAGGTAAAGGTTCACCTAGAACTGGATGCTGAGATGCCGAAAGCCGACCTCATGGATATTTTGAAGAAGGCAGGAATTGTATGACGAGAAAGGAATAATATGTGGCGATGGAGTGACGGAACAACGGAACTTTACCATTACGGTATCAAGGGCATGAAATGGGGTGTTCGGAGAACAAAAGAACAACTGGCTCACGACAGATATTCCATCCAAGCAAGAATTATTCGACGGTTAAAGAAGCCTTTTTATTCCGCCAATGGTGTGCTTGTTACATCAATATCGGCTCATGCACTCGATAGGTGTGAAGAGAAGAGCAGGCCGGTTACGGTAGAAGGCATTTTTGATGCCTTGAAAAAGCCTTTGAACCATGATAGTATTAAGACAAAATACGATGGGAAGGGCAGACCAAGCCAAAGACTTATCGGTAAAATGGCAACCATCAATGTCAACCCTGAAAATGGTATCATCACAACCGTGTGGCCTACAGGGCATGATACACTTAGAAAATATTCAAAGAAGAGGTGATAGCGATGTTGACCAAAGAACAGATTCAATTTCTGCAAAAACTTGGACTTGATTATGATTACTCCAAAATTAACGAGTTCTCCGATGAGTGGGCCGAAATTGAAGAGAGGGTTGGCGACGAACTGATGTATGACGGCCTAGACAATGACTACGCGCCCAATGAAATCGGAAAGATGTGCTACAGCATCCTTGATGTGATTCCTTGAATAATATTTTGCAATGTGAGCTTACGAGAAATCGTAGGCTCTTTTTGTTTTCTTTTCGCGAAAAATTCATCCCGTCTTATGGAGATATGAAATCTCATAATAACATTTTGGAGGTATGAAATTATGAAAAAGATGATAGAAGTGATTCTGGTATGTGTAGCGATATTATGTGCAATTGATTAAATCATGCGGTTTACTGGCCCGTATGCGAAAATCAATAGCAAATATTGCAAGCGTGATCAGAAAGTATTTGAAATCTTTACAGACTATTTCGCCAGCCTTGGTGAAAAGATGAGAAATCGTTGATGACAGGCTCAGAGCCGTGGAGAAATCTGCGGCTCTTTGTCTTTTATATTTGAAGGGAGAAATCTATGAACCTCACGAAATCCGCATCCCGATTCCTTAAAAAGAATGGCGGGACAATCTTGGCAATCGGAGCTTCCGTGGGCGTGGTACTGACGGCCATCGAAACGGGTAAGGCGAGCATCAAGGCAGAAAAGCTCATTGAGATGAATTCTGCAGAGCCTGCATATACCACAAAGGAAAAAGTACAGGACTGCTGGAAGTTCTATCTGCCTGCCGCTGCACTTGGCGCAGGGACTATCGCATGTATCCTCGGCTCCAATGCACTGAACAAGAAGCAGATTGCAAGTCTGACCGCTGGCTACATGGCACTTGGAAAGGCATATCAGGAGTACCGCAGGGAGGTTGCACAACATGTTGGTGCCGAGCATGAGAAAGAAATCTATAAGGATGCTCAGTCGGTACTCAAAAAGCCTACTCCGGACATGGTTGAAGATAAGTTGCTTTGCTATGAGCCTGTCTCAAAAAGATATTTTCATGCCACCGAGGCTGTCCTGCTGGAGGCATTCTACAGTCTGAATCGTGACTTTGCCCTGAATGGATATGCCTCGATGAACGACCTCTACAATTACCTTGGGCTGGATTATATCCCGGAAGGTGATTTGAAGGGATGGTGTGCCGATTATCTTGCAGCTGATTGGGAATATTTCTGGATTGACTTCAGCTATCTCAAACAAAAAACAGATGATGGTCTGGAAGTCTACTATGTAGAGGCTTATCAGGAACCCATCGATGACTATCTGAACTATGATCCGAGCAAGGATACACCGTTTTAAGAAGGAGTATGATATTTATGAAGAACATTAACTGGTGGAAAGTTGCATCCATGGCGATGCTGGCAGCAAGCGCCATCATGAGCTTTGGCCATGATCTGATTGAGGACCAGAAGACAGAGGACGACCTGCGGGACATGGTTCAGGAAGAGGTGCGCAAGCAGCTGTCAGAAAAGAACCTCTAATCGCGAAAATTTCCAACGCTATTATGGAGAAATCCTAAAAGAATTGGAGGTAAAAATTATGTTCGATCATGAATACTTCAAGCGGGTGGATTCTGAGATGCTGAGTGCCTTAAAGGTGCTGGGGCGAGCCATGCTTAGCGCACTTGATGCGCTGATCTGGTACCTGCTCCTGCAGCCGATTCGGCTCTACAGCTGGTTGACGAATGACCCTGCTCCGATAAGAAGGAGAGGAGCATACAAAAACAGCCATTGTGCGGAGGATAGGCTCTATTAAGAAGCGAAGAGCTGCGGAGAAATCTGCGGCTCTTTCTTTTATATTTTTACGGAGGTATGAAAAATGAACCTGAAAACATTTGGCAAGAAAGTGGGAAAGGGCATTAAAAAGAACCTTCCCAAAATCCTGGTCTGCGGCAGCATTGCAGGCATGGTCACGAGCGTAGTTTTCGCCGTCAAGGCAACTCCCAAGGCGATGATTCTGCTCGATGAGAAGAAGCAGGAACTCGGCACGGAGAAGCTGGATGTGAAAACTATCGTGAAGACGGCTGCTCCAGCTTATATTCCTACGGCGATTTCCATGGTAGCATCTGCAGGCTGTATGATTGGCGCCATGAACGAGAACGACCGGCGCAACGCAGCTCTAGCGGCCGCATATTCTCTGAGCGAAAGCGCCCTGAAGCAGTATCAGGAGAAAGTCGTGGAAACCATTGGCGAGGATAAGGAGAAGGAGCTTCGTCAGACCATCACCCTTGATAAGATGGCAAAACAGCCGGAAGAGACGCCGGTTATTGTACCTGCTGCACGCGACGCATCTTATGACCAGCTGGTCGAGTGCTATGAAAGCTTCTCTGGAAGATATTTCAAGACGACCGTAAATGCGCTGGATCGGGCGATGAACGGCCTGAATAAGCAGCTCCTCAGCGATTTTCGTGTGACCCAGAATGACCTGTTCGATTATCTGGGGCTGGAGCACATCAAGAACGGCGACCTGCTGGGCTGGGATACGGATTCCACGCTGACCATCGAAACATTCTACAGTTCCAAGCTGGACGAGGACGGAATGCCTTGCATGGTTCTGGACTACAGCACGCCTCCGAAGTGGCTTGGGTACTGATTCGCGAAATTTTCACCGACTGTTATGGAGGTATACTCCAACATTTATATTTTAATTAAAGGAGAATCACTATGGAAAACGAAATGATGAACAACATGGACGCTATGACTGAGAACCTGACGGATGCAACGCCGGAGGTCGATAACCTGGTGCCCAGTGTGGACGAGAACCATGCAGAGATGTCGAGCGCATCTGGTAGCTTTGGCAAGACGGCAGTATTTATGCTGGCTGGTGCCGCAGCTTACAAGGGTGCTGAGCTGCTCTGCAAGCACGTGCTCGTTCCGCTGTGCTACAAGGCGAAGAACTGGATTGACAGCAAGAAGGCAAAGGACGAGCCCATCGAAGCAGAAGCGACCGAAGTGGTGGAAACCGACGAAGAATAATCTGTTGGACAACCGTGATGGAGCCGTGGAGAAATCTGCGGCTCCTTTTATTTTTACAAAGGAGAATTACTATGGAAAAGAAAAACGACAAAAAGTTCAACTGGAAGAAGGCTGCAGTAATCGGTGGCATCTTTGCTGCGGGTGTGGCTGTTGGTGTTGCAGGCGATAAGGTCTACATCAAGATGATGTTTAAGAAGCACTATCAGGATATTCTGAAGGATTACCGGCTCCGTGTGGACACCGGAACCACTATCAAGGGTGTAAAAAAGGTTATCATCAGCATTACAGACAAGACGACCGGCAAGACCTTTGGCACTACCTGGTTGCCTGAGACTGCAAAGGAAATCGGCGAAACCATCCTCCAATACGCAGAGGAGGGTATGGCCAATGGCTAAAATTGAAATGCCTTCCAGCAGCATCAACTCCACTGGCGAGACGCCTAAGAAACAGCTGAAGAAGGTCACGACTGGTAAGGTGACTATCAAGCAGGAGAGCGAGATCCAGAAGTTGGCACATAACTTTCTGGCAGAGGACCTGCAGACGATTCGCGAAAAGCTGTGGACAGATTATATTCTGCCCGGTATCAAGAACATGGTGTGCTCTGCGGTCAATATCGCACTGTTTGGTGTTGACCGTTCCCGCACCAATGCGAACGGATATTCTCAGCAGCGTAACAGCTACAGCAGCTACTACGCAAATGCAAACCAGAGCCGTCCTCCGCAGAACAACTATCGCCCGAACCGGCTGGACTGGCAGAACATCACTTTCGATAGCTATGCCGATGCGAATGATGTTCTGAACGAGATGGGCCATGCACTTCACGAATATGGGCAGGTCACAATTGCTGATTTTTACGATGTTGTGGGAATTACCCGCGATGCTCGTGACTATCAGGACTGCAAGTATGGGTGGTATGACCTCGGACCCGCATCCATCAAGGGCGTTCCGGGCGGCTACACTATCGTATTTCCGAAACCTGTTCCTCTGAACTAATTGAAAGGAATGATATTTTATGAAAAAGAAAGAAATCATGACCAAGGCAACGCAGATGTTGTCTAAGACTGCGTTCAAGCTGAAGAAGGCAAGTCCGACCATCATGGTGGTTGGTGCTGCTATCGGCGGCGTGACCGCAACCGTTCTGGCCTGCAAAGCAACCCTGAAGGCGCAGTATATTCTGGCTGAGCATAAGGCCAATGTGGAGAAAATCCACGAGACCAAAGATAAGGTGGATGCCGGGGAGATCCAGCTGCCCGAAGGCGAGACTTACACTAAGGAAGACCTGACGAAGGACATCACCACGACTTACATTAAGACCGGCATGAAGCTTGCAAAGGTGTATGCACCTGCGATTGGCCTGGGCGCAGCATCTCTCGGCTGCATGTTCGGCAGCCATCATATCATGACGAAGCGGAACGCAACGCTGACGGCCGCTTACATCGCGCTGGAGCAGTCTTTCAACAGTTACAAGAATCGTGTTGCCGACCGCTTTGGCGAGCGAGTACAGCATGAACTGGAGCAGAACGTTAAGGCCGTGGAGGTTGAAACCAAGAAGGTTGATGAGAACGGCGTGGAGGAAGTCATCAAGGAGTACAAGGACATTGCCGAGCAGGCAGATGATCCGTGCACTCTGATTTTTGATGAAACTGTGGATACGTGGGAGCGGGATGCCGACCTGAACCGGAACTATCTGCTCCTCATGGAGTCTGCGGCGAACAAAAAGCTGCGTTCTCAGGGGCACCTGTTCCTGAATGAAGTGCTTACGATGATTGGCACGCATGGCGGCCAGTCTCTGCGCACTCCTACTGGCCAGGTCGTTGGCTGGGTATACAATCCGAACGACACTTCGCTGCACAACCATGTGGATTTCGGCCTCACGAGCTTTGAATCAAGCGATGAGGCATTAAAGAGTTTCCTCCGTGGTGAGGAGCGTTCCGTCATTCTGCACTTCAACTGTGACGGCATCATCATCGATAAAATCTAACTGATATTTTGGAGGGACAAGCTATGACCAGATACGTAAAGACGCTTTCCTATGTATTTGCAGCCATGGCCGGAGTGTGCTTCGTATCCGGTCTGGCGGTCCTTTCTGAGTGAGGAGCAAGATGGACGATAAGTATACGAAGGCACGTGAAATCGTTGAGGTGTTTGACGATTTTCTTAACGATAAACTCGTGAACAGGGGGATTGAACTTAATTGCAGTGTGCCCGTTGCTACGGAAGATGCGAAAAAGAAAAATCCGCGCATGTTCGATACTCGTTGCATGATTTATGGTCATGAGTGGAGTCAAATGGTTGATGAAATTGCCAGAATGTTGTAAGGAGCAGATATGGACGGTTTAGAATCGGTGTTTTTATTCCTCGATTATTTGACCGACACGAAACGAAAGCGGCATCTGGTTGGAGGGGTCCTCATGAGTGTTTCGCTCTTCTTTGGAGGACTGGCATTCACCATGATGACGATTAAAGGAGAAGAAACCAATGAAGAAACTGATGCGTGATGCCTTGATATTTGTAGGCGGATTTGCTGCTGGTGTGGCCACGATGCACTTCCTGATGCGTGATAACTATAAGAAGCAGGCAGATGTGCTGGTCGAGGACGCTCGGAACCATTTTAAGCAGCGTGAGCAGGAACTGGATACGGCCATCGAGCAGCGGGCGAACGAAAAGGCGTATGATCTCGTGAGCGGCCCGTATCGTCAGGAGGAAGATTCTGAGAAGCCGACCCATGAGCCGATGGAGGCTATCGAAATCATTCCGAGTGACGAGTTCGGTAACGAGGATGATTATGAAACCAGCTTCCTGACCTACTATGCAGACGGCATCCTGACTTATGACAGTGATGGGAGCAGGGTAGAGGACATCGAAAAGGTGATTGGCTCTAAGGCTCTGGATAATTTTGGAGCAGAAGAGCCGGATCTTGTCCATGTCCGCAATCACAACTACCGGAAGGACTATGAAGTTCTGAAGGTACGTAATAAGTATGCGGACTTGTATCCTAACTCCGGAGAGGAGTATGAATGATATTTAACGACATGACCAGTCAGTATTTTAACTGGCTGCGTGAAACGGTTTGTGGAAGGTGGGAGCCCAGAAACCTTTCTTTCCACAAGCTGCTTGCGTTTTTATTTCAGCAAGACTTTATTCCATCCTGCGAGATGGATGCGAGTCGTGCTGAAGATGGGCGAGACCTGCGCTACCGATTCGCTCAGGAAAAAAGTATTCCGTATGCAGCGTTAAACAGTGCAACAAGCGGAATGCCATGTAGTATGTTGGAGATGATGGTGGGGCTTTCCATCCGCATCGAAGAACACATCATGGCGGATTCTGAAGCAGGAAACCGAGTTGGACAATGGTTCTGGAGCATGGTCGTCAGTCTTGGGTTGGCTGCTATGGATGATGCTCGGTTCAACGAAGGCCGCGCTCAATTTATTATCGATCGTTTCAATCGGAGAGCCTATCAGTCGAATGGAGCTGGTGGGCTCTTTACTTTGATAAGCCCGAACGTAGATATGCGGCAGCTGGATATTTGGTACCAGCTGATGGTGTATCTCAACGAGAACAATATTTGATGGTGTATGTATCGAAAATCTGCATCCCGATGGAAGGCATAATAGAGCAAGTTCTCCATGATTCTGTCGTTTTGATGCGAATTACAGCATGTAGGAATACCAAACACATTGGTCGGCTGATTTTGGCAGACCTTAATTATTGGAGGAAAAGTGACTATGAATAACATTTACTACGAACTCGCACAGACCCAGCTGGCACTGGATGCCGCCCAGAAGGCGATTCGTCGCCAGAAGGGCAAGCTTTTCGGCAAGAACCTGCTGCTGGTAGGCACCATTGGTCTGTTCTGGACTGCCTGCAAGATGCTGGATGAGAGCGAGAAGAAGCGCAAGGCCGAAAAGGAACGTGCCGATGCCGCCGAAGCAGAACTCGCAGAGATGCAGTTTGAAAAGGACATTTGCTGCGATGGTAAGGCGAGTGTCACGAAAAAAGATGTCTGATACAGACCTCGTAGAAAGGAGGAAGTCAGTTGCCAATGATTGATTTCCTGATGATTGCAACGCGCACGGGAAAACGCGGTGTAATCGAAATCTATCCCAAATTCATCATCAAAAAGTCGAAGGACCTGATGATTCGGGGTTCTGATTTCTACGCCGTCTGGCTAGAGAAGCGAGGTTTGTGGTCTACTGACGAACAGGATGCACTACAGCTGATCGACATGGAACTCGAACGTTATGCAGATGATCATAAGGCGCTGTACAATGATAATTTCCGGGTATTGTACATGTGGGACGCTGAGTCTGGCATGATCGACAACTGGCACAAGTATTGCCAGCGTCAGATGCGTGACAACTACCACACGTTGGATGAACAGCTGATATTTGCGAACACGCCGGTCAAAAAGGAAAGCTATGCATCCAAGAGACTCCCTTATGTGCTGGAACCGGGGAACATTGATGCCTATGACGAGCTGATGCAGACACTCTATTCTCCAGAGGAGCGAGAGAAAATCGAGTGGTGTATCGGTTCTATTGTCAATGGTGATTCCAAGACTATCCAGAAGTTCATGGTTCTCTATGGTCCGCCCGGTAGTGGTAAGTCTACAGTGCTGAACATCATCCAGAAGCTCTTTACTGGATATTATGCAGCGTTCGATTCCCAGGCGCTGGGTTCAGCATCCAATGCGTTCTCGTTGGAAGCATTCAAGGCAAACCCTTTGATTGCAATTCAGCATGAAGGCAACCTGTCCAAAATCGAGGATAATACTCGTCTGAACTCGCTGGTATCTCATGAAACCATGATGGTTAATGAGAAGTTTCGTAGTGCTTATGCCAATCAGTTTAAGAGCTTCCTGATCCTTGCCACAAACAAACCCGTCAAGATTACTGATGCGAAGTCCGGCTTGATTCGCCGATTGATTGATGTGGTGCCAACTGGTGAGAAAGTTCCCCAGAAAAGATATTCTGAACTCTACGCCAAGACCGACTTTGAGCTTGGCGGTATCGCATGGCACTGCAAAGAGGTCTATGAGGCAAACAAGCATCTCTACGATGATTATATTCCAACGAGGATGCTTGGCGCTTCCAACGACTTCTATAACTTCATGCTCGACCGGTATTATATTTTCAAGAAAGAAGACGGAATTTCCCTGAAGCGAGCATGGGCGATGTATGACGAGTACAACCAGCGAGCAAAGGTTGTCTACCCATATTCGATGCGTGCGTTCCGTGAAGAGCTGATGAACTACTTTGCGGACTACAAGGAACGCGCTGAAGATGTGAATGGCGAACGAGTGCGGAGCTACTATAGCGGATTCAAGGCAGACAAGTTCAAAGAATTTGCCGACCCTGCACCTGCTGAAGCAGCTTCAAAGGAGGAGCCGTTCAAGTCATGGATTGACCTGAAACCGCAGCATTCTCTCTTTGACGATATTTGTAAGGATTGTCCTGCGCAGTACGCGAACGAAAATGGCACTCCTACGCAAAAGTGGGAGAATGTCAAAACGTTGCTCAAAGATATTCTTACTTCTAAGCTCCACTATGTCAAAGTCCCTGAAACCCACATCGTCATTGACTTTGATATTCCGGGCGACGATGGCAAGAAATGCTTTGAGCGAAATCTGGAGGCGGCGTCCAAGTGGCCTGCTACCTACGCAGAACTGAGTAAATCTGGTGCAGGAATCCACTTGCACTATATTTACACAGGGGACGCAAGTAAACTGAGCCGTGTATACGATGAGCATATTGAGGTCAAGGTGTTCACCGGGAATTCTTCGCTGAGGAGAATGCTGACCAAGTGCAATGATATTCCGGTCGCCAAAATCAGCAGCGGCTTGCCATTGAAGGGAGAAAAAGCAATGGTCGATGTGAAGCAGATTCAAAATGAGAAGCACCTGCGGGTACTCATTAAGAAAGCCCTCGCAAAAGAAATCAGTCCCTATACTAAACCCAGCATTGACTTTATCGCTCATATTATGGATGAAGCCTACGAGAGTGGGATTCCCTATAATGTGGATGACATGCGCAATGCAATTCTGGCCTTTGCCGTAAACAGCACGAACCAGGCCGATGCCTGTCTGAAAATCACGGCGAAGATGCACTTCAAGTCAAAAGAGGATGTCGAATCACAGGTTGATGACAGTGAGAAAGCACCCATCGTATTTTTTGACTGCGAGGTGTTTCCGAACCTCTTTCTGGTCAACTGGAAATTTGCCGGTGAGGACAAGGCAGTGAATCGGTTAATCAATCCTAGCCCTACAGATATTGAGAAGCTGACGCAGTATCGGCTGATTGGCTTCAATAACCGCAAGTACGATAACCACATGCTTTGGGCCTGTATGCTCGGTTGGAATACAGAGCAGCTGTATGCGCTGTCGAACCGTATTATCAATGACCATATGGGCTTCTTCGGGGAAGCCTATAACCTGTCCTACACGGATATTTACGACTTCAGCGCAAAAAAGCAGGGCCTGAAGAAGTTTGAAATTGAACTGGGTATCCACCATCAGGAACTCGGACTTCCTTGGGATCAGCCGGTGCCGGAAGAAAAGTGGGAGCAGGTTGCAGAGTATTGCGACAACGACGTCATTGCAACGGAAGCGGTATTTAACGCGCGGCAGGCAGACTTTGTTGCGCGTGAAATTCTGGCGGATGTTGCTGGGATGACCGTTAACGACACTACCAACAGCCTGACCACGCGCATTATTTTTGGTAAGGAAAAGCACCCTCAGCTGGTCTATACGGATTTGGCTACGGGTAAGTCCGATTCGGTGGTGGAAGTCGAGCCTGATATTCTGACCGACAAAAACATCATCAATGCCTTCCCGGGTTACGAATGGGTCAGAGGCGAAGATGGTCGGATGCACAACATGTTTCGTGGTACCGATTTGGGCCTTGGCGGTTATGTCTATGCCGAACCCGGTATGTACTACAACATCGCCCTGTTGGATGTTGCCTCTCTGCACCCGCACTCGGCCGTTGCTCTGAACTACTTTGGCGACTACACCAAGAACTTCAATGACCTGATGGATGTACGTATCTATGTAAAGCATGGTGAGTATGATAAGGCCAAGAAGCTCTTTGGCGGTAAGTTGTCTAAGTATCTGGATGACCCCGCACAGGCAAAAGCGTTGGCACAGGCTCTGAAAATCGCCATCAACTCGGTGTACGGGTTGACAAGCGCAACTTTCGATAATCCCTTCCGCAACCCCAAGAACGCCAACAACATTGTGGCGCTTCGAGGGGCTTTATTTATGCGCACTCTGCAGGATGAGGTGCAGCAGCGTGGTTTCACGGTGGCGCACATCAAAACGGACTCTATCAAGATTCCGGATGCTACGCCTGAAATCATCGACTTCTGCATGGATTTTGCGAAAAAGTACGGCTACACGTTTGAGCATGAGGCTACATACGAAAAAATGTGCCTTGTGAACAACGCCGTTTATATCGCAAAGTATCTCGATGCAGATACAGCAAAGGCACAGTACGGCTATATTCCTGAAAAGAACGAGAAGAAGGGCGGTCATTGGACTGCGACTGGTGCTCAGTTTCAGGTGCCGTATGTGTTCAAAACGCTTTTCTCTCACGAAGATATTGTGTTCGATGACCTTTGCGAAACCAAGTCGGTATCTAAGGGCGCAATCTTCCTCGATAAAAACGAGGCGCTGCCCGAAGACGAGCACAATTATATTTTCGTTGGGCGCGTTGGTCAATTCTGCCCTATCAAACCCGGATGCGGCGGAGCACTGCTGATGCGTGAAGCGGGTGTCCGAGACGACGGCGAGACAAAATACAATTCGGTCACTGGTGCCAAAGACTACCGCTGGCTGGAAAGCGAGATGGTCTATAACCTTCATCTGGAGGATAGCATTGACCGCTCTTATTTCGACAAGATGGTTAATGAGGCGGCGGACACTATTGCCCAGTACGGCGACCTGGAATGGTTCGTATCGGATGATGGTGGCATGCCGCCTTGGCAGAAGCCTGATTTGCCGTGGGGTGATATTCAGGACGAAGCTGCGAGAAATTATGACGTGAGGTGAGATAAATGTTTGAATTTCCTTATACCTGTGATGGGGAAACAAAGATGTATGTGGACGATTGCGTAATCGGAAGGGCTGTACTTCGCGGCCCTGTGACGGATTACGCTGGTATCTCCACGAAGAAGATTCGGAAGCAGGATAACATCTGCTTTGGCTTCATGGGGCCGTACATCCGTAAGGTCGTGTTCAACGACCCCGCAACGATTGTCTTCTGGTCTGACAATACCAAGACCGTGGTAAAGTGCGGTCCTGAAGACACCTATGATATGGAGAAAGGCCTTGCTATGGCCATTGTCAAGAAGATGGCAGGCAATGATAACCGGTTCCATAAGGTCTTCAAGCAGTGGTGCAAGCCGGACGGGATGCACGAAGTTGCAATTACTTCTACGCAGGTGCTGAAAGAACTGAATAAGATGGCAGCACAGACTAAGGACGGTATCACGGGCCTGCTGGCCGAAGCACGCATGGCGATACACCGCGGTTATTCTGCAGCAGACAAGAACGAGAAAAAGTAAAGGAGCTTCTATCATGAAAGCAAAGGTAAACATCGACAATACGAGATTCATTTTCGACACCAATTTCTCCGGCGACCCGAATCGCGACCGTTACGGCTCGTCCCGGCGGCGCGTTAATGTGGTCATTCCTACGGAGGAGCAGGCTCAGCAGCTCATCGAAATGGGGTTGAACGTCAAGCAGACCAAGCCGAACCCCAACTATATCTACGATGAGCCGTTCGTGCCGACCTTCTACGTTCCGGTGACGGTCAACATGGACTCCAAGTGGCCTCCGCAGGTTTTCTGGATCACTACCACCGGCCGCAAGGTTGCCTGCAATGCCGAGAACATCGGTCAGCTGGATTATATCCGTGTGAAGAACGTGAACCTGCAGGCTAACCTGTATGAGAACCGGAACAACCCTGGTCAATACACGCTGTACGCGGATATTCTCTACGTGGAGCAGGATGCAGATGCCGACCCGTATGCTGCTAAGTATGAGCAGCGCGAGATGGCTGAGCCTAACGATCCGAACGATATGCCGTTCTAAGGAGGCGCACATGAAGAAACTGTTTATCAGTGTTCCTATGCGCAATCGCACGGAATGCGCCATCAAAGCATCCATGGAACAGATGCACAAGATTGCGGAGGCTGTCTTTGGCGAAGAACTGGAGGTTATCCCGACTTATTTTGAGGATAATCCTCCTGAGAATACCAACGTGGCTCTTTGGTATCTCGGCGAGAGCATCAAAAAACTGTCGGAAGCAGACCGCTTTATCGGCATTTACGATGAGGATAAGGGCTACCGTGGCTGCATCATCGAGAACCTCGCTGCAAAGAACTACAGCATCCCGTCCTATCTGGTGAATGTCAGTTATGTTGCTCCTGACATCATCGAACAGAAGCATCGTGATGCGCGTCTCGCAAACCTCGAAATTTATTAAATGATATTTCTGAGTGCAGGAGTTAGTCTTCCGTTAAATGGACCAGCCGGTGAGTGCCCACGTCGCAAATGGCGTTCTCAGAGGCAGCAGCTCAGACTTATATTTTAATAAAGGAGAAGAACTATGAAAGTATTGCGTATCAAACCGATGTGCCGACCGGAGGTCATCGAAATTGACGGCTCGCTGGAATCTCTGCAGAAAGAGGTTGGAGGCATGATTCAAGCAACCTACCCGTGGGATGACAAGGTTGCCCTTATTTGCAACGATGAGGGCAAACTCATGGGCTTGGAGTTCAACCGGCCGCTCTATAACGCTGACGCTCAGATGTACGACTATGTGGTTGGTACATTCCTGATTGTTGGCCTGACCGAAGATGACTTTGGCTCTCTTTCGGATGAGATGATTGAAAAATACGCTAGGATGTTTCGCCGCTGCTATTATCTGATCGAGGACGAGGACGGCAAAAGATATTTTGTGCGTATGAAGCCGAAGCAGTAATCGCAATAATTTCGGGAGCCGTGGAGAAATCTGCGGCTCCTTTTATATGGGTCATTCGCTAGGGCGAGCGTGACAGGTTCGAATCCTGTATGGCCTGCAAGTGTCCGAAATACACACATAAAACAAAGGAGTATCAGTATGAAAAAATCTATGAAGTTCTACATGAATGTAGCAGGATGGGTTATCGGTCTGGTCGGTGCAGGTTACGCTGTCGGAGTTCACTGCAAGATGAATGCCCTTGCGAAGAAACTGGACAGTAAAATTGACCGATTGGCAGATGATGCCGCCATCCAGATCCCTGAGTATATCATCAAGGATGCTGTGGATAAAGCTGTCGTGAACCGGACTGACTATGCAATCCAGCGGGCAACTAGCGCGGCTATTACGGATATTCACGCAGAAACAGCCCGTCAGGTCAAGTCTGCCATCAACAAGGAGTATGTAACCCTGCAGGGTAGCGTAAAGAAGGAAATCAAGGACCAGCTCGGTCGGATTGATATTTCTGATCTGCGCGAAGAAGTAAAAGACGAGGCCAAGAATCAGCTGGCAGAGAGTATGGAGGATATTCTGGACGACTTCAATGACAACCTGAAGAACGTTAAGAAAATTTACGGTTCCATTTCGGACGCTATTACCGGCAATCAGGGCGGTAAGGAAACCGTTGTGAAAATTTCCTGAGGTCACTGCTATGAAACCGAAACAGTTATGGAAAATCTTTACTTACAATGGTAAAGAGATATTTGCATACACAATATTTGGCGAGGGCGCAGATGAAGAGGAGGCCACAATTGCACTGTTGGCTTACGAAAACCATTGCTATCCTGAAGCCATTCATGTTCACAAAGAAATGAGGTGATTGCTCTGATGGCGGGAGTTCAGCTTTACGACTACCAGCTCGAAGCAGTCCAGAAAATGAGATTGGGCTGTATTCTGTGTGGTGGGGTGGGAAGCGGAAAAAGCAGAACGGGGCTGGCATTTTATTACCAGATGTTCGATGGAAAGCTCAACACAGAAGAGTACGTTCCGATGGTTGAGCCCGAAGACCTTTATATTATCACAACAGCACGGAAACGTGACACAGGGGAGTGGGACGAAGAACTCGCTCCCTTTTTCATGTCTACTGATGAGCGCCTTGACCTTTACAACCACAAAGTCGTAATTGATTCTTGGAACAACATTGGCAAGTACATTGGCGTCAAACGCGCGTTCTTCATATTCGATGAACAGCGTGTTGTGGGCAATGGCTCGTGGGTGAAGGATTTCTTACGCATTACGAGGGAAAACGACTGGATTCTTCTGAGTGCCACGCCTGGCGATTGCTGGACAGATTATATTCCGGTGTTCATTGCAAATGGATTCTACCGGAACCGGACACAGTTCAATAATGAGCACGTGGTCTATAGTCGCTTCTCAAAGTACCCAAAAATTGACAGATATTTGAACACTGGCAGGCTGATACGTCTGCGGGAACGGATTTTGGTTGATATGGACTTTGAGCGGAAGACGATACCGCATCATGAGAACATCTACGTCGAGTTCGACCAGCGCAAGTACAAAGATATTTGCATGAGCCGGTGGAATCCATGGGAAGGGCGGCCTATTGAAACAGCAAGTGAGTTCTGTTCCAGCCTGCGGAGGGTGGTCAATGCGGATGAATCTCGGCAACAGGAAGTGCTTGATATTTGCATGACACACCCGAGAGTTATCATCTTCTATAACTTTGACTATGAGTTGGATATTCTCCTGCATCTGCCCTATGACAACGGTGTGGAGGTGGCTCAGTGGAATGGGCACAAGCATCAACCGATACCGGATACGGATAAATGGGTCTATCTTGTACAGTACAACGCTGGAGCAGAAGGTTGGAACTGTATCAAGACGGATACCATTATTTTTTATAGCCAGAACTACTCCTATAAGGTCATGGAGCAGGCTTCTGGGCGGATTGACCGTCTGAACACACCTTTCAAGGATCTCTGGTTCTACCACCTGAAGAGCCGTAGCGGTATCGATGTGGCCATTTCCAGAGCGCTAATGCAAAAGAAACAGTTCAACGAAAGGAAATTCTATGGAGCATGATATTTATGATTCTTTAAGGCTTACTGCGACGACCTGTGAGAAAATAGCAGATGTCTTAAATGCGATTGCAGAATGCTTCGAGAAAGTAACGGCTTGTCTCATGGACTTGATTGAAGAAATTAAGAGGCAGCCATTGAAGATAATTCTGAAGAAGCTGCGTCCTGACTACAAGGACAAGTGCAAAATCCGGTGGCTGAATATTCCCAATAAGGTTATGCAGGGGAGAATCAGGAGGTCCTGCTGATGGGAAATATCTCACGAAAAAGCAAGAAGAAACTTATTCAGAAGATGAAGGCGACGTATCATGAAATTCAACTTATAAAAATCATGTATACCGAAGAAGCGTTGCCTCGCTACAAAGTTCCCACAAAATTGTATTACCGCAACGATGGACGAGACAAGTACCCACATATTGCAATGTTCTTTGGGAAAAAGAACCATCCGCGAGATATTGTTGAGGTTTATCAGCATCATGTGAATCTCATTAAGTAAGAAAGGAATGATATTTTGTGATTAAAGATTCTGGAGACCGCACCGAATTTGAAACCGGTGCAAAGCGTGATATGCACGCAGGGAAGGGCCGGATGGATCTTTTGCCTTGGTATGGCATCATGGAAGTCAGCAAGCACTGCGAAGAAGGCGCCCTGAAGTATGGTGAACACAATGTGGACAAGGGTATTCCTCTACATTCGCTGCTGGACAGTGCTTCTCGGCATCTGGCAAAGTACATGGTCGGCATGGACGATGAGGATCACCTGCGCGCTGCCTGCTGGAACCTGCTCTGGGCACTGAACCAGCGGAAGACGCACCCTGAGTTGGATGATAGGTTTGCGGTGAAGGTGAAAAAAGAATATAAAGATATACCTCGAATTACATGTCCGCGATGTGGAACTTTTCTGGTTGACCACGATGGTCGCATCTATGATGGCATATTATTTCGAGTAAGCCCATCAGGAGAAGAAGTATCTTTGCGATGCCCATGTTGTGAGCGTAATGTATGCGTATCAAAAACATCCATTTTTGATGAGCGACTGGAGGTGAAGTCTGATGAATGACTGGATGCGCGAAGTGGACTATGCGACCTACTGCCCGAAGTGCAAGAACTTCAAGGTGCTGGAGACGGACGAGCCTTGCAATGAGTGCCTGACGGAGTGCGCGAGGGAGGGTACCAAGAAGCCCATCAACTTCAAGGAAGCCAAGGTGAAAGTCAAATGAGAAACATGTCTAAGAAAACCTGGAAACTCCGAGTTCGGAGCCACATGACCGAGATGCAGAAACTGGATATTCTGCTGAAGCACACTAAGGTTCCTCATACTTATGGGCGTCGTTGGCCTGAGATGGATAGACCGGACAATCAGGAGTATCTTCCCGGCGGACGGCATGATGGTGGCGAACAGATTGTTGCGTATGACTCCACAGGAAACCGTATCTGGGATGGCGTGTGGGGCTGGGGTTCCTATGGCTTTGAGCAGGGGCTTATCGAGGTGATGGGTACGCAGCTGCTTGGCCATGATGATGTTGAGGGCTGGCTCACGGCTCGTCAGGTCACAAAGATGTGGAGGTGTAGAAATGCTGCGAAAAATCGCTGAGTATCTCAAAAGGATATTCCGTGTGGAGCCGATCCCTACCGCGGTTAACACCCTGCGGGAGGCTTTGCAAGCATTAGAGGTGGCTCGGAACCACTTTGAAAACTGCGACCCGGAATTTGTGGACGCGGCTATTTTTGAACTGAACGCTGCGGAGTGCCGGGTGGATGCTGTGAGGAGGTGTGTGGGGTGAAGACGTTTTATTATCCGACTTACAAGTGCCGATTTTGCGAGAAGGAATTTAACGATGGGCATCCCTACTGTAATCCCGAAGATGCGAAGAACCATCTGGCCGGTCTGATGGCGTTCCGCCCAATTCATCATTGCGATGGTGGTCATATTGGCATCGGATATTTCACAGGTCTCGAAAGGGTTGATAAGGATGAATGATGTTTGGGATAAGATTGACACATTCTTTGGACATGTGCTGGCTTTGACCATGGTTATCTGCGCGTGGCTGATCATTATTGTGGTTACGCTGAAGGTGATTTGGTTTACGCTGTTTCGAATTTTGCTGTGAGGTGAGAAGCATTGGAGGAATACTTATATAATCAAGTGCTTCAAAGCATTCGCTATGGTGGCATGAGCGCGAAGGAGATACGAGAATACATGGACTTGGTTGACAAATACTCTGAAGTGGTAACATTGTACGCGAATAATATGCCGATAGAGTACGTCATTAAAAGCCCAAGCGAAAATATTTGGAACTATGAAGCGCCTGTTAGAACCGAATGTACCGTCGTCTGCGATAAGCCAAAACAAAAGAACCTCGTGAAAGATATTCTGTTTAAGGTCGTCGGTGCTTTGAACAGCATTATTGATTTTATCGTTATGGTATTGGTGGACTAGGAGGATAGTTTATGAACGAGGACTTTGGAGCGATTACCATTCTTGCTCTAAAATGCCAGAAGTGTCCCAAAATGAAATCCTGCGACCATAAACAAATGGCTCATCTCGGGTACATAATTCCGCAAATGGGTAATGGAAAGAGCCTCAGTCAGCTCGAAATGATGGACTCACTGATGAAAAGGAGATTAAATCATGAAAATCGTTGAACCTGAAGGTGACATCAAGGACCCGCACGCATATGCGGCGAGAAGTATTAGCTTTGGACAAAAGCTTCCTCGGAGCAAGAAAACACTCAACTCTTACGTCAATGATGCGATTGATCTTCACATGATTCCTGAGGTGGGGCTTTATTATTCCGAGAACTGCTATGGTACGGCTGATACGATCCATTTTGCAAACAACTTCCTGCGCATCCATGCTCTGAGAACTAAGCATGAACTGGCAGATATGAAGCAACTTTTCATTTACGATGCACTTTTCTGTTTGAAACATGACATCAAGCCGTGTGATATTCAAATCGAGAACCGCATCTACCAGAACGATAAAGTTTTGATCGCGAACCCTACTCCTGAGGACATCAATCCTATCATTGAAAAGATCAAAGAGTTCGACCGGGTAGTCTGTGAAGTTAAGTTAGGGGAGACGGCCTGATTTTGAACGATACAAACGATATTATGGAGGTAAACATTTTATGAAAATCGTTGAACCTAAGTACGAGATCCTCACTGATATTTCTGAGGGTGGCATCAAGGAGCTCCAGCAGATTGAGCGGGTGGCGCGGGTCTGCTATAAGAGCGAAGACAAGATTGTTCCAGATGGCTCATCGGCGAAGAAACTGGTGGGATTTCTGGTGAAGCAGGGTCATGAGGCTATGCTAGAGCATTCTCAGCTGTCCGTGCTGTTCACGTGCGACCGTGGCGTGGCCAACGAACTGGTGCGGCACCGTATTGCATCCTTTGCGCAGGAGAGCACTCGGTACTGCAACTATGCGGGGGAGAAGTTTGGCGGAGAGCTGAGCTTTATCCGGCCGTATTATATTGATGTGACCGACACTGACAAGAAATGTGAAAGCGCAGAATATACGCCTGGCAGCACTTGGCTTGATTCCTGCGAATCTGCAGAAATCCTTTATAAGGATATGATCGCACTCGGTATGCGTCCCGAACAGGCTCGCTGCGTGCTGCCCCTGTGCCTGAAGACCGAGATCGTCGTGACTGCCAACTACCGTGAGTGGCGCAATATCTTCAAGCTGCGTACTCCTGTAGCGGCCCATCCTCAGATGCGGGAGCTGATGTGCCCGCTGCTGAAGGAGCTGCAGAGCAAGATCCCGGTGGTGTTTGATGATATTTACACGTACTGGCCGAAGGACGACCAGACACGGATGGGGAGCGTGGAGAAGTGATGCGAATTGTGCTACTTGCAAGCATTATTTTACAAGCTATCGCAATTGGAATGTCTTTTGCTGAGAACATCGGCAAAGAAAAGCAGAGAATCATCAGATACACTGGTTGGTTCTTGCTTCTGATTTACATGATATTTGGATGAGGTGATTAACTATGAAAAATCGTATTATTTGTGTTGTTGCATGTCTGATGATGCTCGTGGGCTGTGTGATTCTGTGCAGCTGCTCCGAAGCGGATAAGGTCAATCGGAACATTTCCAAGCAGGCTAACTACTTTGAAGCAGAGCGCCGGATCACGGTCTATAACGCACGTACGGACAACGTTATTCTTGAAATGGAAGGCGCTATGTCCATCTCGAACAATGACAACAACGAACTGGTGTGTACGGTGAAGACTGGTCTGAACGAGTATAAGAAAAATTATATTTACCTGAATGAGTACACCATGTATGTTGTTGAGGATATCACCGGCACTCATACTGATCCGTACCACTATAAGCTTTACTTCCACACGGATATTCTGCCGGATGTGGAGGTGCGGTCGTAATGACTACATATGAATTCGTAGATAACATGGGCGTACCTGTTTGGATGAGCGGTTTTGATGCTCTTATTGACGCAATTGATATTCTCAAAAGCGCTCTGCAGAGCAACGAATCGCCAACCATTGTGGATATTAACCGAAAACTGTGCTTGAAGTATCACACGAGCGCCATTGCGATGGACAGGCTCCTTCGTCGGGCGGTGGACTATGCTGTGGTTCGGAAGCAGACGCATGGGCCGCTTTATTATGAGGTACTGGGCGATACTCCTCGGCAGGCGATGCCGTTGAAGCAGTTCTTGTATATCTCTGCGCGATATTTGATGCGAGAGGAGGCGCAATAAGCGATGTGTGATATTTGTGGTATCGACAAAAAGAGCATTGATGACGGCAAGGTCTGGGTGCGCATTCGTGGTACTAATCCGACCATTCAGAAACCTGTGAGCGAAATCCAGTATGATATGACGATCCCTGCTGTGATATTCCGGTACAAAGGAGAACGTTGCAGACGGATAGTGGCTATTATCAACCTTGACATCATAGTCAAAGACTGATATTCTTGGGACAGAAAGGGTGTGCTCTGGATGGGATTTTCTAAGGACCTAAAGGAAATTATCATGATGCGCATGGCATTGAAAGAGAAGAAGCGGCAGGAAGAGGAAGCTGAGAGAAAGCGCTACCTGTTCATTACGCTGCTGATACTTGCAGCGCTCATGACATACATTTCCATTATGGTAATGTTTGAAAATTTAGGCATCATCCGCTGAAAAGGGGAGGCTCTGGAGCAATTTCAGGGCCTTTTCTTTTTGATGTCAAGATTTGTCAAAGATTGTCGCGGTGTGAATTTTTGGCCATTTTTTCTCGTGGAATTTCTGTCAATAGTTGTCAATGCGTGAAAAAATGGCGATTTTATGGCCAAAAACCCACTTTGTGGCCAAAAATTTTTGCAAAAATGGCCACAA